TAGATAAGGTTGCTGCGTTAAAAGCGAAGCAAAGGACTGCTGTTGATAAATTTAAATCAAGTGGTACTCCTGATCCAAAACCAAAACCTGAAAGAAAGGTTCATTCTGGAGATGTTGATACTGAGAACCTGATTGCTAAAAAACAAGCGAAAGCAAAGGCAATGGCAAGAAAGGCTGAAATCCGTGCTGAAATCCAGAACGAGAAACAGGATAAATAGATCATAGACATATTTTGTAAGTAAGCGATGCCACTTAATAAGTTAGAGAATTTTATAAAGAACACTGAGGGTAGGATTCTCTATGTAAATCCAAATGACTTGGATGCAACAGACAGTATATCAAATCAAGGAAACTCTTTAGCACAACCGTTCAAGACGATCCAAAGGGCTTTATTAGAGTCTGCTAGATTTTCATATGTAGAAGGGAATAACAACGATTTAATCGAGAAGACAACTATATTACTATTTCCCGGAGATCATGTAATTGATAACAGACCCGGATTTGGTATTAAAAATGTGGGTGGTGTCGCAAAGGCAGTCGCCCCAGATGGATCAGGATCAAATGGTGCACAGACAGATGCAATCGAAACTTTATCGTTAAACTTAACCTCTAACTTTGATTTAACACAAGAAGATAATATTCTCTACAAATTTAATAGTATTAATGGTGGTGTTGTTGTTCCTCGTGGTACATCAATAGTCGGTCTTGATTTAAGAAAGACAAAAATAAAACCAAAATATGTTCCAAATCCATTTGATAATTCAGTTGCTGCAAGTGCACTTTTTAGAATCACTGGTACTTGTTACTTCTGGCAGTTCTCTATCTTTGATGGAGATGAGTCGGGTTTAGTATTTACTGATAGTTCAGATTTTAGTGTAACTAATCGTTCTAAACCTACATTTTCACACCATAAACTTACATGTTTTGAATATGCTGACGGTGTAAACATAGATGATCGATTTAATTTAACTGATTTAGGAATATATTATAGTAAATTATCAAACGCATTTAATAAAGTTGCAAGATTTATTGATACTCAAGATAGATTTCCTGCAAGCACTACAGGTTTTTCACCACAAAGACCTGAATTTGAGATTGTTGGTGCATTTGGATCAGATCCAATTAATATTGCAGCGATTAAATCTGGTGATGGAACAACTCCAACATCAATTATTACAGTCACCACTGCAGCAGATCATACACTAACAACTGGTACACCAATTAAAGTTAAAGGTGTTGATGATTTAAGATATAATTTATCTACAAAAGTTCAGAGTGTAACGGGATTAAGAACATTTACATATTTACTACCATTTGTACCTGACGATTTAGCAGCATCACCAAGCACATCAGCAGGAACAATAACAATTGAAACTGATACAGTCTCTGGTGCATCACCTTATATCTTCAATATATCTCTTCGTTCTGTGTACGGAATGAATGGTATGCATGCTGACGGTGATAAGGCAACTGGTTTCAAATCAATGGTTGTTGCTCAGTTCACTGCGATATCACTTCAGAAAGATGATCGTTGTTTTGTGAAGTATGATCAAGAATCTAGAACATATAAAGGAATTAATTTACCAACAACACCCTCTACAGGTAGTGAATTAGCAACTTTATCTTCATCTCAAGACCCAACAAAGGTTTATCACTTAGATTCTGATGCAGTTTATCGAAAAGGAGACGAAACATTCCATATCAAACTATCAAATGATGCGATTATGCAAATCGTATCTGTATTTGCGATTGGTTTTAATAAGCATTTTACAGCAGAGACTGGTGCTGACGCATCAATTACAAACTCTAACTCTAACTTTGGTCAGTTTGCGATTGCTTGTGATGGATTTAAAAAGGATGCATTTGGAAAAGATGACGCAGCATATATCACTCAAATTATAACACCAAGAGAAATTACATCTACTCAAACAAACGTAGACTGGCAGAGAATTGACGTTGCTAAAACCAAGACTGTTGGAATTTCAAGTCACTTATATCTCTTTGGATTTGATACTCTAGATAACGTTCCACCAACTGTAATTCAAGGTTATCGTGTTGGTGCTGCATCAAGTGATCGATTATTTGTTGACTTTACAAACGCAAACGTAGGAACTGGTGTAAGAGAAGCAACCATCCGCATGATGGATGTTGCAGTTGGATCAGGAACTACGGGTAATGATTCAAGTACAAAACTATACAAAGTAACATCTGGCCCAACTGATAATACATTTACAATTGGTGAACATAAGTTAATTACAGGTGAAAAAGTCAGAATAATTAGTGATTCTGGTGATTTACCAGAGAATTTAGTAGAAAATACTGTATATTTTGCGATTGTTGTTGCTGGATCACCAAGTAATCAGATAAAATTAGCATCATCAAAAACAAATGCTGATAATAATGTTCCATTAATTGTATATAAAGGAACAAAATTAAAGATTGAAAGTCGTGTGTCAGATAAAGCTGCTGGTGATGTAGGATCACCATTACAGTTTGACGCAACTAATGCTAATTGGTTCCTTAAAACAAATATTAACAGTGAGATATTCCAAACTGTTAATGCACAGGGAACATCAGGATTAGGAGCAAATACACCTGTATCATTCATACAGAGAACTCCTGACGAAAGATCACTTGATGAGAAAATTTATAAGATTCGAGTTGTTGTACCAAAAGAAAGTGATAATGCAAAGAACCCAGAAGAAGGATTCATTGTACAGGAATCAAGTACAACTGGTATTCGATCTGATTTATCTGTAACTCTACAAAATATTGATGGTAATGACTATAATTATAAGAGAAATTACAGATTCATAAGTACATGTTCAGAGTTATCTGATGTTGTAACTATGGTATCAGTTGCACCTCATGATTTAAAAGTTGGTGAAAGAATATTTGTTAGAAACTGTACTGATGACGATGCAAACGGAACATCAACTGGAACGTTTGACAAGGGTTATAATGGATCATTTACTGTTGCATCAGTTGTAGACGATAAAACATTTACATATAATGCTCAAGATACGAGTGGAGTTGTACATTCCATCGGTAACTTTACAAGTGTTGTTACAACAGACGCATCAAGAACAACTACTCTTCCAAGATTTGAAAGAAATGATATCAAGAGTAACTTCTACATCTATCGAAATGAAACAATTAGTCCGTACATAAAAGACACTCAAGATGGTATCTACCATTTATTCATACTTCATGCTGATAATCCTATCACTGAAGAATTTACTGATCTTAAATATGGACAAAATGTTGTTGATTTATATCCACAATTAGATCGAGATAATAATCATTCAAATCCACCAGCATCTGTATCATTTGCGAAGAGAGCACCGATTGGTGATGTTGCAACAGATGATTTAAGAAAGAGTATTACTAGAGAAACAACTGATAAGATAATTAAAGATTTTGCATATGGTAAGCGAGTTACAGGTGTAACAACTTACTTCTCATCTGGAAATGTAGGTCTTGCTACGATTACATTTGATCGACCTCATGGATTTGGTGCTGTTAAATATAGAAACTCAATTAGTGTCGCTGGTGCAAACCTTACAAACGGAACATTTCATGGTATTAAATTATTCAACTCTGATGGATCAACATGGGATGGTGCGAGAGCATCTGTTGTAATTGCTGGTGGACAAGTTGGTGTCGTTACAATCACTGAAGGTGGATCTGGATATACTGCTGAAACTCTTGTGGTTGATAGACAATTTATTGGTGGTGGTTCAGCAACTGCTGCACAAATAACAGTCACAAACGTACATGGATCATCTGGTATTTCAACAAATATTGGAGATTCAGTTCAATTAACAGGTATTGGTACTGCAACTGACGGATTATATCGAATCGCAACTATACCATCTACGACACAAATATCAGTTGCATTGACTGCAACATCACCAAGACCACAACTCGATCAGTACGCTATCAACTTAGGGCCATCTGCTGAAGTAGCAAGTGAATCATTCTCTGTTGATACAACCACGTTTACAACTACACTTGGTCATGGATTAGTAAGTGGTCAAAAATTCAAAGTACTAGATGCTAATAATCAGAATTTAGGATCATTCCATGTCAAAACTAAAGTATCTGCAACATCATTTACTGCTGTTACAACAATTGATCTTGGTACTCCAAAATTCATTCTTCCAGACGGAGTTGCATCTGCAACACCACTTTCTGATAAAGAGAATGAGAATGTTGGTTCAAGAGGATTAAGTTTCTATGATGGAGATTATTTCTTCTTAGGAGCAAATGCAACTAACTCTACAACAATTACCGTTTCATTACCAAATAGTGGTAACAACGATGCTGCTGCGATCAGATCAAGATTCCCAATTGGATCTTATCTACAGGCTGGCGATGAGGTTATGAGAGTCAAGAGTACTTCTGTATCTGGTTCAAGTCAAATACAAGTCATTAGATCAGCACTTGGAACTCCACAACAAAACCATCTAGCAAATGATATTGTAAGAAAAATTACTCCAAGAGCAATTGAATTTAGAAGACCATCTATCATTCGTGCTTCTGGTCATACATTTGAATATCTTGGATTCGGGCCCGGTAACTACTCAACTGCATTACCACAGGTTCAGGTCAGAACATTATCAGAACGTGAAGAGTTCTTAGTACAGTCACAAGAAAGATCATGTGGTACTGTTGTTTATACAGGTATGAACAATAGGGGTGACTTCTTTATTGGTAATAAGAGAGTTAGTTCTGCAACAGGTCAGGAGAGAACATTTGATGCACCAATTGCAACTGTAACGGGTGAAGATCCATCAAGACTATCAGTTATCTTTGATGAAGTAATTATTAAAGAGAGATTAGTTGTTGAGGGTGGTAAATCAAATACAATTCTTACACAGTTCGATGGCCCTGTTACATTTAACAAGTTAGTTAAGGTTAATGAGGATCTAACTGTTAACGGTATTATGAAGTTGAATAATACCTTTGAGATTACAAATACAACTCAATCGAATAATAAGGATACAGGTGCTTTAGTTATTGAGGGTGGACTTGGTGTAGAGAAGAATCTTAATGTCGGTGAGATGTTTAAGGTATCTGGTGTATCTACAGTCGGAAGTCTTGGTGTTACAACTAACTTTACTGTTGGTGGTATATCAACATTTACAGGAGAGGTTAACTTTAGTGGTGGACTTGATGTTCGTAACATTGATATTGGTATCGCAGACGCACAAACAATCAACACTGATAGTGGAGACTTAGTTCTTGATGCTCAGTCAAATACAGTTCAAGTTAATGCTAACTTATCTGTCGGTGGAAACATTGCTGGTAACTTCTTAGATATTGATAATGTAAACATTGATACTAATACAATTACCACACAGTCAGGTAATTTAATTCTTGATGCGAATGGATCTAGTATAGTTGATGTTCAGGCAACTGCTGAACTTGATGGACTTAAATTCAATGGTGTTGCAGAGGTTTATACAAGTGTTGATACAGATCTTGCATCAGTATCTTCAAGTCATGATACTCTTGCATCTGCAAAATCGATTGCTGCTAAGATCGCTGCGATTGATACAACACTTACAGTCGGTGCTGATTCTGGGTCAAATGATAATGTCACAGTTGGAACTGACACACTTAACTTCGCTGGAACAACAAATGAGATCGAGACAACTGTATCAAATAATCAAATTCAAATTGGATTACCAAATAATGTAACCATATCAGGAACTTTGACTGCAAATGGAAACGTTGATCTTGGTAATGCAACAAGTGATACTATCACATTTACAGGTAGAGTTGATTCTGATCTTGCACCATCTGGAACAACCAGAGATTTAGGAACTTCATCAAACAAATGGAGAGATTTATACATTGATGGTGTTGCATATGTTGATGATATTCATGCTGCTGATTGTGACATAAACGGTGGATCAATTGATGGTGTAACTATCGGTACAAACAGTGCGGTAACTGATCTACGAGTTGATAATGTTCAGGTTAATGGTAATACAGTCACAACAACGTCTGGTAATTTAACACTTGATTCATCAGGTGGAACGGTTGTTATTAATGATAATGTTGATCATAATGGTGAACTTGACTTAGATGGTTTAGCAGTCATTGATAATGTAAGAATTAATGGTAACAAGATTGACACCACCACTGGCGGTCTAGAATTAGATGCAAATAATAATACCGTAACAATTACCGCTGATATTTCACAAACTGGAAATCTAACTGTAAATGGTACAGGTTCATTTAGTGGCGATGTGATTGCATTTAGTTCTTCTGACTTGACAATGAAAGAAAATGTATCAACGATTGATAACGCTCTAGATATGATTAGTTCTCTCACTGGTAATACATTTGATTGGAAATCCAATGCTGGAATCTGGGGTCTTGAAGGTGGTGATACTGGAATTATCGCACAAGAAGTTGAGAAATTAAAACTTCCCGGTGTAACTAAGAAAAGAGGTGATGGAACGATTGGTGTTCGCTATGATAGATTGATACCAGTTCTAATTGAAGCAATCAAAGAATTAAAATCAGAAATAAACGAACTTAAAAATTAATGGCACTACAAGCATCAGGACAAATTTCAGCAAGTAATATAGCCAATGAGTTTGGTTATACTAATGGATCTGAAACAAGATTAGGTTCTTACCGAAGCACAAACGGGCAGGGTAACTTTCCCGTTTCTTTTGGTACTTTGTCTTTTAGTTCGATTGATGGTGGTGGTTCAGTTCCAACATCAGGGCAGATAAAATTTAGTGACTTTTATAATACGAGATTGCAACAAGTAGTTAATTTTTATGGTTCTGGTAGAGGTGGTAATAGATTAATAGCAAAAGATAGATATAATTCTGGTGGTTCAAGTGATGTAAATGTAGTTGGTAATTATAGAACAAGACCTAATAACTCATCAGGAACAAAAGTACATATTCATGTTAATCAAACAATAGGATGTGAACAAACAAGAGTCGAACATTGTGCCTTGAGAACTGGTTCATGGGATTCTAGTACAACATTACAGGTTGATATTGGTGGATCAGGAAGAATAAGCGGTGCTGGCGGTAATGGTGGTGCTGGTAGAAGTAGTTCAGGAAATGGTAGCCCCGGTGGTGATGGCACATCTGCATTAGGAATACAGTATAACCCTACACAAGTAAATGTAGCATCAGGTGGGTTTCTTGTTGGTGGTTTTGCTGGTGGTGGCGGTGGTGCTGGTGGATTTGACTATGATAAAAGATCATCAAGACACGCTTCTGGTGGTGGTGGCGGTGGAGGAGCAGGAATTCCTGCTGGTGCTGGTGGCCCAAGAGGTACTACTGGAGCTTTAGGTGGTAATGGGTCTGCAGGTAACACAACCACAGGTGGTGAAGGTGGTGGTGGTTCTAATAATGGTAATGAAGCGTTTGGTGGTGGCGGTGGAGATGGTGGACAACTTGGAAATCCGGCAGATAATGGTGGCGGTGGATCAGGTGGTGAAGGATCAACATCATCAGGTGGTTCAGCAGGTACACCCGGAGCTGCAATAAGGAGAAATTCTGGTTTTACAGTTAATGTAAGTAACAATGGTAACTTGAGTGGTTCTCAAACTGCTACAACTGTGCTATAATATAAAAGCACTAGATTTTATTCATGGCATTTGAGACTGATTTGATACGAAGATATAGTGGTGCTTTTACAAAAGAGGATTGTGAAAATATAATAGAAGGTATAAAATTCTTTGATAAGCATCATCTTTTATTTCATGATAAAGAAAAATTAACGAGAGAAGACCATAAGACTGTAAACATAACTCATGATTATAATTTTCATGGATCAAGTAGACTCGCAGAAGAAATATTTCCCAAGTTAAAACCTTGTGTTGATGAATATATGCAAGCATTTGAAGTACTGGGACAAAGAAAATTTTTACTACTTGATATAAAATTAAAGGAAATTCCATCAGGGGGAGGATTTCATTCTTGGCATTACGAGAGTGGTGGATTAGAAGTTGCAGCGAGACAATTTGTTGTTCAAGTTTATTTGAATGATGACTTTGATGGTGGTGAAACTGAATTTCTATATCAACAGAGAAGAGAACAAGCAACAGCAGGAGATGTTCTAATATTTCCAGCCTCATATACACATACGCATAGAGGTAATCCACCATTGGGTGGTACTAAATATATCGCAACATCATGGGGTATGATACAATAATGATGCCCACTAGCATTGTAATAGATGAGGTGTTGGATGAAAATTCAATATCAAACATTTGCAATTCTCTTGATAAAACAAATGGTGATCCATTTTTTTATAATATGGAAGATAAACATTTATTTGATAATTTTTGTATATCAATGGTTAATCTTGCAAGTCAGTATTATGATCTGACAGGTGCGATAGGGTACGAGTTTTGGACTCGTTTGAATACTTGTGTAGAGGGTTGGCATCGAGATAAGGATGAAAGATTATTTGACGAGAAAAAAATAATAAGTTTTCCACTATGTACGATTATATACTACCCTATTGTTAAAGACTTAAAGGGAGGTGAACTTCTTTTAATGGATGATATGGTTACACCAAAAACAAATAGAATGGTTATGCTCGCATCTGGAGTGCCACATAATGTGAATGAATTTACAGGTGAGAGAGTATCAATGATGGTGAATCCGTGGGCTAGGAAATTTACATCACAGACTTATGATGATAATATTTAAAATTGTAGAATATTATCCAGAGGAAGGATCAATTTCTGTGAAATTCTGTAATGCTAAATCAAAAAAACCGATTGATGATTACAAAGCAGTGGCAATTGATTGTAAAAATTTAAGAATGGAAAATTTTAATTTCTTTTCTGATAGTCTTGTTAGAAATCATGGTCTAAAAGTGGTTGCAAAACAAGAAGAGAATGAGAAAATAATAAGAGAAAATATTCCTGAAATTATTAATGGAGAATTTGAAGTGCGAGATTTGCTTGGTAAAATTTTAGAGGGTAAATATTATTCTAGAAATAGATATCCAATTAAAATGAAAAGGATTGAGTTATGACTGTTAAAAGATTTTTTAAAAGGTGTGAGGAGTTTTCGATATGTTCTGAAGTAGCAGACTCAGGAGATTATTTTGTTGATGGGTATCCAGATAATACTACAATTTACCACATATGTATTAAAGGGTCAGTTAGATTAGCAAAACCCTTTGATGGCAAAGTTGATATTATTACTAACAGTGAGTTAGTTGATACTAGAAAGTATCTTTACGAACAAAGGATATATCAAGCTCTTGAGGATCTCTATATGTTTGGATTCAATCCCTTAAACCCAGATCAAGATTGGGATGCCAAATTAATTAAAAAATCTTTTAGGGGTAATGATAATAGTTGGTTAATATGTTTTAAGGGTAATCCAGTTATTAACGGTGTAAAAATAAATTCTATGGATTATGCTAAACTAAAAGATAAGGATTATGATATTAAGTTAAATAATTCAATTGTGGGTGTATTTACTAAATTATGATTACAAAAAAGAATTTGAATGAGTTATATAAATGGGCATCAAATCGTCAGTTTCCGATGAAAGGAGACCTTACAAGTCCTGATTATACAAACAAAACAATTTATAGTTGTCAATTAAAATTTGTTCGTAAGAATATACACATTAGAAAAAAATTAATGAACGATAGAGTTTATCAAATTTATAAAAATGATGAGATATTAAATTCAATGTACTCGATTTCTCTTGGTGGTACGATCTTAAAACCACATAAAGACCCTGACATTTACACTCATAGATATAAAAGAATACAAATACCAACGAAAGTTCCCGATGGTTGTTACTTCATATGGGATGGTAATAAAGTAACTTGGGAAGAGGGTGTACCACAATGTTATCATGTCATGGATTTTGTGCATGAAGCACATGTTCTTTGTGATGAAACACTTGAATTTTTATTTGTTGATGTAAAAATAGAGACCGAGGTAGAATTATGATGATACATAATCTTGATATTAAAACCTACGACAATCCATTTCCACATTCCATAATATATAATTTTTATGATGATGATGAATTAAAACTTATTTGGGAGGAACTAGATTTTTATACAAAAGATGGAAAATTATTTGAAGCGAAAGACTTTGGTGGGGTCATAGATAAAACTAATTCAAAAGCAATTTGGTTAGATAAAGTATACAAAGATAAATATCGAAGTCTTTCTAATATATTAACTATCAATCGAAAAATATTTGATTATCGTATTTTAGATGCCTTTTCAGATATTCATGATTGTTGCTCAATCGCAAGAGATTCAAATGTTGATCAAACAAAAGTAAGATATTATCATGATGGAAATTTTTATGAACCACATACAGATAAGACAGTGCAGTTTTTAGCATTTTCATATTTCTATCGTGAACCAAAAAGATTTCAAGGGGGTGAGTTAATCTTTCCTAAATATGATTATAAGTTTAATTGTGATAATAACTCATTGATTATGATGCCCGGCTGGGTAGAACACGGTGTGTCTCAAGTTACAATACAGGATTCAGACTATTTTGATGGATATGGTAGATATGCCATTACGAGTTTCTTCGGCAATAAAGAAACTGAATAAATAACTAAAAATCTTATTATAAATGGCTGATATAAGAAAGACCTTTAATTTCAGAGATGGGGTACAAGTAGACGATGAAGTTCTAGTTGTTAGAGGCAATCGTGTGGG